TCTGGTTTCCAACCAACTGCGTCTAAGATAAATCTCATAGGGTCTAAGAAAGTCTTATCAAACATTACATCATAGTCAATATAGTTATCTAATTTAAACTCTTTTGGTAATGTACTGATATAACTAATCACATCAAACTTAAATGGGTTAGCCTGTTTTAGTTTAATAAATTTAATCTTGTCACCTTCTTGTATCAAAGGATACTTGTTATGCAATTTCATTTCTTCTATCTTATGATTATATATCAATGCACCTTTTACATGTATTGGTGTACCTTTGATGAATATATCACTTGCACTTCTATACTTTCTTAGATTGTTACAAGACCTAGGAAACGCAATCGCCTCAGCAGGCAATTCAAAAAACTCTTTTCTGAAATCTGCAATAAGTTTATGCAAATCAGTTTGTTCTTTTGACATGATTGTAGTAATGGCTTCTTTAATCTTACCTCTACAAACTTGTGGTGTTGATGATTTAACTGCTTCGATACCCATAAGTTTTAGTTTTGGATTAGCAAGTCTAATACCTTCTTCATCTAACACATTCAACATATATCTTTTCTTTGCAACCCAAATACCTTTGTTGGCGATAACTTCTCGTTTCATCACCATGGCATTTCTAAATGCATTTGAATAATCTGATAAACTTGCAAATACTTTTTCTAAAAACGGTTCAAGTTTCTTATCACAAACTTTACCTAAGAAGTCGGCAATCTCATCATTTGTTTTGCCTTCACAAGTTTGTTTTACAAGTGGACCTAAGTTCACATAGATACTATCTGTATCAGACGCAACAATATAATCATTGTTTTCAGTTTGCAAAATCTTGTTTAGATATTCATTCATATTCTTTTCAACATAACGAATAATAAATTGACCAGCAGTTGTAATACCAGCAGCCTGTCTTACATCATAATATCTAAAGTATTGATTACCAACTGCACCATAAGCTGAGTTCAATGCAATCTTTCTTGCCCATTGAATATTGTGGCACCTTGCAATCTCTTTTACAAGGTCAGGATTTTTAGTTCGTTGATATTGTTCTTTTGCCTTCAACATTCTTTTCTTAAAAATCACTCGTTCATTGTACATCTTCTCCATCATTTCAGGTAGAAAACCTTGACTATCTGATTTAAACACGGCACCATTAGGAGTGATACAGGCACCCTTTTCTTTTAGAAAGTCAAGGTTTACATTTTGGTCAATCATATCATTAACACTAACCTTAACTGGCGAATTGCCAAGTAGTTTTTCAGGAGAAACATTGTATTGAATAATAATATGTGGATATAGTGAGTTAATATCAAACGAAACAATCCAATCATGGCCGCCTAGTAATGGTTCTTTTACATAAGCGCCTTCGTATTTTGTATCTTTAGAATGTTCTAATCTTGGTGGTATTGCAATCTTCTTTTCTGCTAGATGATTTGCAATTAAAGTATCCCACACACGCACTTGTGAGAATATATCATCATAGTTTACCTTGGATTCATAGGCAACAGTTAATGCAAGTTCAATCAAACCAAGTTTATCTTCTAACGCATCAACAAGTTCAACATCTTGTATATTGTAATCAATAAACTTTTGAAAATCTTTTTCGTAAAACTCTTTAAATGTATCGTATGGATTTTCATTCTTGTTTTGACCAAGTTCTACTTCACCAATATGGTCAAGTTTGTAACTCTCTTGTCTTGTAGGGATAAACCACTTGTACAAGTCAAGGTAATCTAACATCACTGTACCATACAGTTCATAATAAATCTGTCGTCTACCTTGTACAAAGATTTCTCTTTCATTTGCAATCTTCCAAGGCGACATACGGTTGGCAGTTTCTTCATCTGCAACCATTTTAATTCTGTTCATTAGATACGGTAAGTCAAAGAATTTTGTATTCCAACCAGTAATAACATCTGGATGATTTTTAATCCAAAACTTTAGAAATTCAAATAGTAATTGTTTTTCACTTTCACATTGTACATAAGTTACATCTGTCCTGTCAGTATGAAACTCACCAATACCCCATGTCAATATCTGTTTGTTAGATTGGTTCTTTACAGTAAGACAAATGATTTCTTCAATAGGATTGTTTACATCTGGAAAACCATTTTCACAAGTGGTTTCAATATCAAGTGTAAAGATTTTGATTAAGTTTTTATCCCACTCGATTTGACCAGGATAGTTTTGACCAATATACTGATAATGGTATCGTTCTAATCCATAGACAGGATTATTTTCAGGCATCTCTTTACGAAACTTACGAGCCGCATAGATGTTGGTAAACTCAGTTGGTTTTAGATTACGATTATCTAAGGTCTTCCAACCTGTGTCTTCGTTTGTAAGAGTAAACAATGTAGGACCGAAATCAAGTTTTTCTTTAAACTCTTTATCACCTAAGATACCTCGTACAAGAAGTTTACCTTTGTATTCAATTACGCTTTTATAAAAGTTCATCATTTAATAATTCTATCACTATTCCATTATGTTCATTTGTCAATTTAACTTGACAACCAAGTCTGCTAATACCAGATTTGTAGTTGTTCTGATATTCTAGTAAATCAATTTCAGGTGTATTATAGTCTATTTTAGGAAGTTTGTCAAGCCAATCATTTCCAATATGAACATGACAAGTACCACACGAGCAAGTACCACCACAAGTTGCTGGGATTTGCTCAATGGAAGGTTCAGCAAAAAACTTGGCCGCTTCCATGATTGTCGTCCCCTCTGGTACTTCGACTTTTTGTACATGAGTTATATCACCATCATTCTTATGAAAGAATACTTTTATCATACTTTAGGTAATTTAGTTTCAGTAATAAGTTGCTGGTCAGCAGCCGTAGCCTGAATAATACCTGAAGTATTTTCCTCGTAGTTTCTTTGAATGTCATTCTTTGGTGTCACCATTGTAACAATCTTATCATGGTTGACAAGAATTTCTTCCTCATCTGTATAAGGTTGCCAAGGCGATAACATTAATTGAATTGGTTTTCCTGGACCCATTTGTCTTGGAATAAGTACAAATGGTTTTTTAACTGTGACAACTCTATCGTCATCATGCGTAATCTCACCGATTACATCTTCGCCTGTTGATAGACGAATTATTTTTACTATTTTCATATTCACTCCTTAATCATAATATAACACAACTAATCTAATTAGTCAATGCTGTATTTGGTTGTTATTACATATTTTCTTTGGGGATTGACCATAACATTTAATCTATTCATAAATGCACGGTCAAGTAGAATTAAAGTTCTTTCATCTCTATCGTCCAAAGTAAATTCTATATCTTTGTAAAGACCACCAGCAAACTCTACATCAAGTTTTACCACATATCTGGTCTCATCATAATCTCTTAAGCCACCTACAGATATTTCTTCTTTACGAACAATATCACTTGTAATTGTTTTACCTAAAAGAGTCCATCTAATTTTTCTACCATCCACTTTATACTTGTCAGCGTGTATAACTGGCATACCAGAATTACCCGTATCAAACTTAGCAATAATTTCTCCGAACGGTTTGATTGTAAGCACTTCTTTGTAACCACATTCAGTCGGTACTTTGTATCTATTTTCTTTATCAGCAAAGTAGCTGATAACAATGTTAGAGATGTTGAGTTTAGATGCATCTTCAATTCCTTCAGTTCCAGGTGATGAGTTCACCTCTAAAAAATATGGTGGTTCTTTTTCTCTATTCTTACTAGGTATAAAATCAACCGCCGACCATAAACCACCAACTGCTTTGGCGGCTTTTAAACTTTCTTCTATTTCTAATTCTGTTAATTTAATATTTTCAGGTTCAGAACCTTGTGATACATTTGACCTAAAATCACCTTCGATTACAGGTCGTTTCATAGCTGCAATCAATTTACCACCTAAGACATGAGCTCTTACATCATAGTCTGTTTTGATATATTGTTGTGCTAACAAATCTGTGTCTTCATCTTGTTTATGAATTAATTGTACAATACTATCTAAAGCTTTTGCACTTTCTACAAACAATACACCAACACCTTTACTACCTCTAAGTGTTTTAAGAATAATTGGAAATTTTAAACCAGCACCTTCAACTTGGTCAACTGATTTTTCGGGGTCATTAATTAAAATTGTTTTTGGTTCTTTTAAACCATAATCTGCAAGTCTTAATGAAGTTCTATATTTGTCTGCACAAATATTAATACATTGTCTGCTGTTTACTACACAAACATTGGCTTTTTCTAAAATAGAAACAAAGTCTAACCAACTATCTTTTCTTGTAATAGAACCACGAATAACAGCAACGGTATCTGAAGTAATTTCAAAACCTTTCTTATCGTCTTTGTTATGAAATCTACGAACACCGTCTTGGTATGTTGTGTAACCACCAGTAAGTTTAAAGAGATAGTTTGGATATTTTAGTTTATCACATTCTTCTCTAAGTCTATCAGCCGTATGAAAAGTCTTTGCTTCTTCAGGTTCGTCTGTAATAATCAGTAGCCTTAAAAACTTTTTATCGTCTTTTGCTTCGGAAATAAATTCCTTAAACTTTGGTACCTGCATCTCCGCCATCTGTTCCTTCAATCTTTTTGCCTATATTATATTTAGCAGTTAAGTTCCAGTCATTCTTTTCTTTAAATGGTAATACTTTAATTTGACTTAATGGCGCTTTGTTTTCTACTTTTGATGTATCAACAATGTCAATCAAATTCCAATCTTGTAATAGTAATGTAATTGTATTTCTTCTTTGAATATCATTTTCCACTAAAGTAGATTTCTTACCATCTAAGGCAAACAATTCTTTAAAGTGTGTGATGTAATACTTACCTTGCTTATGCAAAATATGGCAAGATTGGTATAGTGTCTTGTCTTTACGACTAGCAACACCTATTCTTGTTAATGTTTCTCTAATTTTTAGAAAGTCGTCTGGTTGCTTGATTGTGACCTCTAACATGTCACTTTGCGACCAGCTAATAATCTCTTCACTCATTTTCTTTTTCTCCCACCTTTGTTAAGGCTATTTCTTATAGTTTCAATCTGGTCTTTGGTAAGTAGTGTGAGAGCTTCCTTTGCTTTTGCATTGCTAAAACCATAATACTCTTTCACAATATCCATATCTTTTAACTTGGCCTGTGATAACCATTTACCACCAAATCGCTTTTTCTTACGGATACTATTTATAAGATAATGAAATTGCATGGTTTTTGGGAGAAAATGCAAACCATTCATCTCATTACTATGCATCACAGTATCGTAAAACATAGATAGACAACGATTGATTACAAATGGTGGATACTTCTTTTCCCATTCTTTATCATCACTGTCTAATAAAGGTTTTTTAGTTTCGTTAATCGCTTGTAAATAATCTTTCAATTCGTACATAATAAATCCTAAAATTGGAGCGGGTAACTGGATTCGAACCAGCGACCCTTTCGTTGGCAACGAAATGCTCTACCACTGAGCTATACCCGCTTAATCATTATTTGAAATTACAGTTTGCCATAATTTCAGTTAGACATGCAACCATATTGATTTCTTGGTCAGCAACAAAGGCCGCCTTGTATTGATAACCTGCAATAATTAAAACTGCTTGAGGTACAGATTTACTTTCTAATGCCTCATAAAGATTATTATAGATACTAGAAAACAAAGAAGATGGTTCTTTGTCAAGGTTATTAATAACCCACTTTCTCATATCATTAAATCTTTTTTCTTTAAGTATTGCGATTAGTTCTTTATTGGTTGCTTCAGAAATACTAAACAGAATACCACTATCAATTTCACCTCTTACGGAATACCTTTGAAGTTCATTAATAGTTCTACGGAAGTCTGGATAATGTTTTTGAATTAACTCAGCCAATACTTTTTTGTCAAACTTGATTTGTTCTGTAGTAAGAATATCACCAAGTCTTTTCATAAATGCTTTGGCTGTTTTTACCTTTTGACCATTCTTAATCGCAAAGTCAATTACAGTACAACGACTATGCAATGCAGGAATAATTTTCATTTTATAATTACAAGTAAAGATAAATCTACAGTTCTTGTAAAATGTTTCAATGAAATTACGCAATGCAGGTTGTACGGACTCGGCATTCATATAGTCTGCCTCATCAATAATTACAACTTTGTGATTAGCGTCTTCGGTAAGTGATACAGTAGAAGCAAAGTTTTTAATCTTGTTTCGTAATGTATCAATCTGTCGGCCTTCATCTGACCCATTAATGATAATGTAATCAGCACCTAACTCTTCACATAAGGCTCGTGCTACTGTAGTCTTACCTGTACCGGCAGTACCACATAATAGTAAGTTAGGTATTTCTTTCTGATTTAAAAACTCAGAAAAAGTTTTCTTTAGGTCTTCAGTGAGAATACAATCTTCAATTGTTTTAGGACGGTATTTCTCAACCCATAAGAATTCTGACATAATATAAACTCCACTTTATTCATTATTTAGTTTCTTCTTCATACTTATAAGTGACATCATAGCCACCTTTTCTATCAGTCCACCAATCGTCTTCTCTATCATAATCTAATTGAGAAACAAAGTCCCAAAACTTATCAGATTCCTCATCTGTAGGTTCTTCACCGTGTGGTTCTATATCGGAACGAAACTCTTGTTCCTGATGTGATATAATTTCTTTAAATCTTTGGACTGACCCAAATTCTTCTATGATAACTTCATCATCAATATCATATTTAAATTCAGAAGCGACTTGGTGCCATTCAGTTTTTGAGAATTGCATAATTAAAACTCACTATCAGGTTCAACAGCAAGCCAATATTGAATTTTCTTTGTACGACCTACAAAGTGAGAAATCTTTTGTGAAGAAATACCAACATCATAATCGTCTGTAATCAATTTTAGATTTTCTGTTTTAAAGAAAGCTTTAAAAGTTTTATCTGTGCTACCAAGTTCAATTGAATACTCATTTGAAGATGGATTCTTTTTGTCTAATGCAACAGCCGTCATAGTCGTACCATTACCTTGCACCATAACATCTGGCAAACCAAGGCTATTAATACCTTTCATCAAACTTGCAAAATGTTCCTTAGTCAAAGTAAAAGTTACAAACTTATCAATTGACGCAATGTCTTTTTTAGGACTATTTAATGTTGATTTATCTGCAAACCAATATTTAACTGATTGTTTACCGTTTGCATCTTTGATTGTCACATACTGGCCGCCATTAAATTTAAGTTCAGCCTTGTCGAACATATCTACTGACCTCAAAAATTCTGGTAAATTATAGATACCAAATTCTTGTTCAAACTTATCACCGATTTCTGCCTCAGCCATAATGTTTTTTAGATTAGAGATAGTTCTTACTTTGTTGCCTGGTGTAATCAAAAGGTTCTGATTAATGTCAGAAAAGTTTTTCAATACAGCAACTGTTTCACTACTAATGTTCATTATATATTTTCTCCTTCATAATATGAATTGGAGCGGATGGATGGTACTGCCCCACCTTCATCTGGTTGGAAACCAAATATAATACTTTTATACTACATCCGCTCATTGTTTTAATATACACTAAAGGCGTTCTAATGTCAAGTCTAGGACGCCTTTAGTAATTTTTTTATTAAGCAACCTTTACACTAGGTTTTTTAAGAGCTTCTTTAACATCAACAAACTCTTTCATATTCTCACCGTGGATAGCATCCTGTGGTAAATATGACCTAATATTTAACGGCCATTGACCGTGTTCTTGTTTATACAATACTACTTTTTCAATAGCATTTAAAGTAGCATCATAAGCTTTCTTCATACTTAACCTTTTTTTATAGGTAGTATCTTTAGTTCTTTTATTACTTGAAGAAAGTGGTTGTTTGGTATGAAAGTAAAAATCTGAATGCTTTTCTGTTTCATAAAATTTTAGAATAGCTTTCATAACTTTTGTAGTTTCATATCCTTCACCTACAACCCAATGATACTTGTCTGTATCATCATCAAGCACACCGTTAACTTCCACATCAGCCACATCTGTAACAAACTTTTCGGCTTGCAAAGGCAGATAATCTCTATGGTCTGTTTTAGTGTTAGTTTTGTGTAACACTTGTTTAATTACACCTTCTCTTGTTCTTTTATTAACTGAAGCATTTTTTTTAATATACTCAGTTAATTCTAGTTCAAGTTTTACGATAGGTAAGTCTTTACCCCACCTGTTACCTTGTACCATTTTAGTTAAGGAATCAATCATAGAATCCTTACTCAAAGGTTTAACATTTGATTTGGAATCATTACTAATCCAACCAATATCCTCATTATCCCATTGACTAGCTGGCATGTACACATCAAAAATCCAAGAACCAATTCCTAAATTTCTATGTGCTGTTGCTCTATGATTACCTACATTCTTAATTTGGTAATTGTAATGTCTACCATCAATAAAAATAGGGTCATAATAGATTGCAATAACAGGTTCCTCATATCTGATACCATTAGTATCAAAATCACTTTCAAGGTCACTTACTCTATTGCCATCAACATTACCACCTTTTCGGATAGTATTAGTTACTTGTCCTCTAAAGGCATCTGGAACATAAACATCATTCCAATCAATGATTGTTCTTCCTAGATAAGTTGATAAATTTGTAAATTGTGGACCAATAATACATTTATTAATGTCCAGTTCGATTGTTTTTCCATTTCCAGTCTGGATAGACTTTTTCTCTACGACATTCAGTTTTGTCATTTTTCACCTTTTCAGTTTTTTTGACTTTAACTCTATGAGCACCTCGGAAGGCATAAAAGTCAAACTGTTAATTTAATATAATGTAATCATTATATCTTTATATAATAACATAGGCCGTCTAAAATGGCAATGCCAGGATAAACGGCCTATATTTCTTCTATTTATTAAACCACTTATCGGCTTCTTCTTGTGTATAAGGCCACATTATTTAACCTCAATGGTTTTTGCTTTTTTGTGTTCTGGAACAATTCTTTCCAAAGACACTTTTAAAAGGCCGTCTTTTAGTTCAGCGCCTTTTACTTCAACATCATCTGCAATTGTGAAAGCTTTAGAGAAATATCTTTTAGCAATACCTTGATGTAATACACCAGATTTCTCCTCTTTCTCATCTGCGTCTTTGATTGTTTTGATAGTTAATACACCCTCTTCCAAGGATACATCAATATCTTTTTTTGAATAACCAGCTAATGCCAAT